GTATGAAGTTTACTTTGAACGCAACGGGAAAAGCAATTCAACAGTATTTAGTACAATATGCAGAACTCTGTCAAGAAACATCAACCAACTTCCAGAACGAACTCAAATTCATCTGGCAAATTTATGACGGACAGTGGGAGAAAGATGAAGCAGTCACAAGATTGTGCACCAAGAGAGATGCCGAAGGAGAACCCTCTTTTACTAGAGATGCAGCAGGGCAATTTTACAAAACCATTGCAGGTTTTAGAGGCCATGCAACGTCTTACCGAGAGTGGTGCATACACATCATACCATACGCCACCAAGTGTCATTTTGAGTGCATTGCGTTTGGTGACAGACTACATCGAAAGTCCGATTGGCAAGTGCTTAGTAACAATCGAGTCGCCAAGCTTCTTACGTTTGTACGAAGCGTTGGCAAGTTGCCTTTTGGAAGTACGAGCAGACTACAACAACTGTATGACCGTTACAGATCAACAGAGTGTGAGGAATGTTTGTACTGGATCGCCCGCAGAAGAGTCATTGATGGACAAGTCGAAGAATTTGGTAACGTCGGAATCGATGAAGGATACATTCGCTCAGATAGAGGTCCACAGAGAACAGGAACCGTCGAGCACAATGTCCGAAGATTTGGAAATTGGTGGTTCAACAACCGAAGCGACAAGCAGTCCCGAAAGATCTGGGCAATCTGGAGATCAAGCGGAACAGCCTTCCGCCACGAATTCAGAAAACTCTACGGAGATCGGTTCTACCGACAGCTGGAGGAGGAGAGCAGTCAGGGCTTTTCTGGATCGGCTTAGGTTTGAAGGACACTTGACGGCAAATGAAATTGATGAAGAAAGCATTTTGGAAAATACGGCAGGGAATGTGATTAGAGTAGATCAGGCTATGTCTAGAACGAAATATCAGACCTGGGTAACCTTAACTGTCAAAGAAGGGGAAGGTGTTAAGACAATCCACACCTTGGTTGATGGACGAGTGAATTTCTTGGAGCATGGAGGAGCTACTAATGATCAGAATGATAACATTGGTTTTGATGAGAATGATCGTCGACCAATGAAAGTCATTAAGTTTGAGAATACCGCCAAAACTTATGACATTCGTTTTGTTGATGCAGAATGTTATTGGTATGTGAAGACCCAACGTTTAGGGGAAGCAATCCATAATCATTCTCTCGCTCAAATCAAGACCTTGATCATGCAGCACCTCAAGCAAACCAAATGTGCCCATGTTGATGCTAATATTTATTACAACGTCGTTAAGCACACAGCTTTCGCGATCATGATTCCAACTGAGGAAGATGTGAGTATGATCGACACGATAGCTAAGAGTGATAACATCAGGAAGATTGAGAAGTACAACGAATTTGTGAAAGAAGGAACTGTTCAGAAGAAGAAAGGATGGTGCTTCCCAACTAAGAAGCGCGTCCAGGTGGTTAGTAAACAATAATGGGATAGTCTCCCAGCATTATGTGTATGGCATTATTTTAGTAATAAAATAATCCACCCCCGTTCCAAATCTTGGGTACGATACGATGATAGCTTTCCCAGAGGGTCATGCAAAATAAACAGAAATACATTCTCTTTTGTAGGGCCCACTGAGAAAGCTGACAACGTATGCTATACACATAATGGTTGTGCGTGTAATGAAGTTATTGCTTTATTACATCGACACCAAGTTGAAACACCACCATGTACTGCAAATGTTAACAGTTTAAGAGACCATTTTAAGGTCTTTTACGATCAAATCGGAAGGAAATCTATTCGTTTACACTCAAGGCAAGAAGTTGTTGATAAATATGAAGGACGTTGGAAACGTAGGTATGATAGAGCCCGTGTCTCACTCCTTGAAAGAGGTTTGTGTGATAAAGACTTTGTCATATCTATGTTCGTAAAGGATGATAAGGAGACTACTAGTCCAGAGAAAGCGCCACGCGCGATCCAATATCGAAATCCACGCGCAGGCTTGGAAATGGGCAGGTTTACCCATGCCATTGAATCTCTAGTTTATAGTTGTTTAGACGAATATGGAACAAGAATCTTTGGTAAGGGTTGTAATATGCATGAACTTGCGGAGGATTTTATCCTCAAAGCTGGTTTGTTTAAAGATCCTGTCTATTTGGAGTTAGATGCTTCGAAATTCGACGCACATGTTAGTGTAGAATTACTGGAGTTGACTAGAGAGTTCTATACTAGCATGTGTGCTGATCCATCGGAGGCGAGGATGGTTAATTATATGTGGAGTAAAACTAGAATGAACTATGGTCGTACTAGGAGGAACGTGCGGTTTAAAACCTACGGTACACGTATGAGTGGAGATATGGATACTGGGCTTGGTAATAGTCTTCTTATGTATTGGTTAATAAAAGAATATATGAGGTCCAATGGCATAACGAAGTATGCAATGTCAGTTAATGGTGATGATTCGGTTGTTGTCATAGGCATAGCAGATCTGGGAAAGGCTAGGAATATCAGTATTTTTAAGGATTATGGCTTTAACATGAAGTTCGGAGTCTCATATGGCTTACAAGATTTTGAATATTGTCACTGTAAGATGGTGGAAACAGATTATGGTTGGATAATGTCTCGCGATCCTTATCGCATGATTGCCCGCATGGGCTGGTCCAACACGAAGAGATCTGGTAAATCAGCAAAGGACTACCTTTATTCTTTAGCTCTTGGGAATATGGCTGTTAATTTTGGCTTACCCATAGGTTATGAGTATGGTAAGAAAATGCTTGCATTAACCGGTATTTCTCGGCAAATCGTGATGAGTAGAAAGAAGAGGCTGTTTTTGGAGAAGCAGCGTTATTGGAAAGATTGCGAAAATTCAACCATTTCTGTTGGAACTAGGAACAGTTTTTATCTAGCTTGGGGCATCCATCCGGACGAGCAGGTAAATATTGAAAACAATATTCGAATATCTTTTAGTCGTACTCTAGATACTAGAATTGTAGAGAATTACCATCACTTAATCAACATCCCATACCATTTTGGGTAAAGTAAATTAAATCTAAAACATTATTATTAAGAAAATGTCAACGCAAATTACCGCCCCAAATGCTATCATTCGCACAGATGCTAGCGTTAAATCAAGCAGTCCGAAGAAACGTCGAAATCGAAAACGTAATAAGGGAAATGCAAACAATCATCCTCCAGGAGATGTTCAAATTGCTTCTTTCGGTACTACTAGGGCAATGCCATCGCATGTTGAAAAGATGTTGTTTGAAAAGTTTAGGCTCGATGACAACTCTGAAAGCTGGTTGCACCACTACATCGACCCATGTGGTGTAGGCGGTCTTAAAGTAGACAGTCGTCGTATAAACGATGGAGCATTACCTTTTAGTGCTGAAGCAGAATTCTTGTTTCTTGAAACAATTACAATGCCAATGAACAGTTTGCAAATAACAGACACCTCCGGAAAGAACTTTTCCTTGTTGTGTATGATGCAGCCATTGATGAGAGCAGGCGCAATTCTTTTGTGTCATATCCAGTCTAAAGAGTTTGATGATACGGTAATGTCATCTTTTGCTAGGGCTTTTGCATCAATCGATAATCGAGAAGCAGCTTATTATCCAAACTGGGTTCCGTGTGACTTGTTCGACGTCATCGATTCAGTGGTGACTCCAGTGTTGTTCTTCACCGTCTTAACACCAACAGCATTAAGAGCAATTGGTGAGCCTAATGACTCAGGTATTTCGACTTTCTTAAGTCAGTTCCGTTTTACATCGTATGGTATGGATATTAATCACAACACACCAACATTATTTGACCAAGGTACTTTTGTGTCAGGTTGTTTTAATGCAAGTGTTGCTCCATATATATACAACGAGAATCACGTAAGAGGGTTTGATCCGTTCTTCATGCATGTTATTAATGTAGCTTCGAATACTATAGCTGTTACTACAACTGTTAATGGCAATAGTGTCGCGCCCATGAATGAATTGAACTATACCGGTACGATGCCATCTCCAAACATCGTTTTGTCATTCGATCTCCGCAATGCCTCAGGAGACACTGTTCTCCCAGAGGGCACTACGGTTAGCTATCGACTTGTAGGTACACAGATTAATCTCGTAGATGTCGCAGGCGTCATTAACCCCTTATTCTTAGGTGTTCACATAGTGAATCAAACCTTTGATAAGAGACTCTATGCTAGGGTGTCCAATGTTGAAGCCACCACTGAACCGATTGAGGAAGGCAGTCTAACTTTCAATTTGTTAACTTTACCACCAGTTACACAAGCTGATATCCAACAAATGAATGTTTCATCTGTTCATGGTTTGCTGAAAGGTAACCGTGATTTGGCTGGATCTAATACAAGGTCTGGATGTTATTTACCTAATCGTATTTGGCAACCCGTCTTTAATGTTCAGAATTCATCCAACTTCAGGAAATGTTTGATTGTCAACGAGACTACGGATTTACAGGATTTGACTAATAATGCTACAGGATGGGCAGATTCATTTGATTTGAATTTTGGTTGGGGAATTTTAAATCTTCAATCAGTCCCATGGGCTGCAGCGCCGTTCATTCACTTGGTTCGATCAGATGAACAGGTGCCAGGACACAATTCCATTCTTGGTGCTTATGCGCGTCGTGCAGGAATCAAACAGCCTTTAGCGTCCGAGATAGCGCTATCGGCTAGTTCACAACTACCGCATGGATTCACCGTATCCCATGAGGGTGTTAGACGAATGTTTAACGCTCTTAGTAATGTTTTAGCAGAAACACCAAAGATCTTGGCTAATACTGGAAACATTGGAGAATCTATTGCGAAGCTCTTAGCAAATTTAACTTATGTTTAAGAGATATCTAGGACATATGAGATCAGTGCTGACCCTGAATCTATGACCGCTCTGGGAAAGTAAAAGAGAGGATAAGTCTTTCTTCAGAGTAAAAACTAAAATGGGCCCTCAGAAATGGG